GCCGCATGGAGGGCTCGGAATAACCTGCCATCAAACAGTAGGTCTCCGCAAGCCAGGATGGCATTTCTCAATGGCCGCTGATAAAGGAGGAACCGAACGATGGACGATAAGACGCGCGCCCTGCTGGGCGACCACGAAGCGGCCAAGCGCCTGACGGATGCGGGGGTGCTGCTGCCGTGTCCATTCTGTAAGGGAGAAGTGCGGAGAGTAATTGGTTTTGGTGGCCTGAATTTTTTCAGGTGCAGAAAGTGCGGGGCGGTGGTGAGCTTTGACAACGACTATTTCAATGAGCACCCGAATGAAGCCTGCCTCGCCTGGAACACCCGCGCGCCGATTCTGAGCGCGGAGGAATTGCAGAGATTGGAGGCGCTGAACGATGGTAAGGGCGATTAAACCTTGCCCGTATTGTGGAGGAGAGGCCAAAGTCAGACGGGTTGGACGGTGGAGACTGCGATTCTCCGTTTTTTGCTCCCGCTGCGATAAATCAACTATACCTGGTTCGGCCTGGAAGCTCACAAAACTTGGAGCGATAAGAGAATGGGACAGTAGGTGGTTGCCCTGCGGGAAGGAGAAAACGGATGGGATGGATACGTAGAGAAACCGAAAAGGGTACAACTCAATATATCTGCCCGAATTGCCACGATTACCATGAGTTCCGAGAGGACTTCGGGGAGCAAACGTTCAACGAAAATTTTGTTTTCTGTCGCCGCTGCGGAGCAAGAAACGGAACAGGCACTGCGCCCCCCCCTCACCCCGCCGGAGGTGTCGCCATGAGACACCAATATACCCGCGCAGAGCTGGAATCCATCACCCAGGAGACCGCAATCTACATTGAGGGAGCAGGGATAGCCCAGCTCCAATGGGGCGGCCTGGAGATTGCAGAAGGGTGCAGGGATGGATATCTGTACTGCAAGCACATCAAGCCGTTTGCAATGGAGTTGTATAATAGGTACTGGACGGCCTGGGATGGGCCGCCGGAGGAGGAAATCTGATGGACATTGAGAAGCTGATTGAGCGGTTGCGCACCGACAGCCTATATGCTGATAAGGCGACACTGGAAATCATGGACTTGTGCATGGAGGCAGCTGACGCCCTCTCCACGCTCCAGGCCGAAAACGAGAAGCTGCGGGCCGAGCTAGACGACTTGCGCATACAGTGGGATATGTACGGCGGGGACGTGGGGATTACTGCCGTATACGAGGAGCTGGAGCAGGTGAAACAGGAGAGGGATGCGGCGGTCGGCGACATGGAGGCACTGATGTGGTACAGCGGAGAAGGTTGCCAGATTTGTGCCAATGCCGTTGAGGTACACAAAAGGCCGTATGTCCGATTGGATTGTAAACTGGGGTCGGGGATTGATTGCAAGCCGAAATGGCGCGGCCAGAAGGAGGGCTGACATGAAGCGGCTGACATACTTTGACGGCGGGAAATGGCGGCTCAAAATTGGCGACACAGAGTACAGCGGAGAAGTCGCAGACCGCCTCGCCGCCTATGAGGAGACTGGCTTGGAGCCGGAGGACTTCAAACAAACATTTAGTGAGGATACTATTTTGAAGTTGGCTGGGCAAGCCCTTGGCATAACGCCTGACCGCCTCCGCGAACTCAAGCAGGCCGGCGATGAAGGGCGGTGCATGGTGCTGCCATTCAAGCCTCCGAGATGGGTGTATATGTGCAGTGCGCGATTCCCCAAACCGGCAAAAGCCCATTATGCAAGCGCCATCAATGTGTTACAGGATATGGACAACGGGTGTGTATTTGGGGACACCCCAAAAGAAGCCGAGGCCGCACTACGGAGGGAGCAGGAAAAGGAGAAGGAGGACGAGTATGAGACTAGTTGATGCGGATAATGCACGAGAGTGCTTTGGTGGTGATGGGGTGACTGGAGCCGTCATGCAGCGGATGTTTGATAGCCTGCCCACCATCGACGCTGTGCCTGTGGTAAGGTGCCGGGAGTGCCAGCACTGCAAAGAAACAGTGGATTATAAAGGCCCTGGACTGTTTTGCTCAATCTGGGGTAGAGAATGGCAACGAGTACAACCAGACGATTTCTGCTCCTACGGCCAGAGAAAGGAGGCCGACCATGAGTAGCCTGATATTTATGGACGCTGAGTGCCCCAACTGCGGCGGGAGCTGCGGGAACGGAGGGCGTGGAGATATTTTCTACTGTCCCTCCTGTGGCTGGAAGGGGAAAATAAAGGGCGCCGAAAATGACATGAAATTTATCGAGGAATATATTCGGTTTTGTATGGAACGGGATAGGAGGGCCGCCCATGAAGTTTCGGAATCCTGAGACAGGGGAAGTATTTGAAACTCATTGTGACACGTGTGGGGCAGGAAGCTCTGGCTGTAAGCTGGTTTGGAAAAATGTCTCATGCGGACGACTAAAAGAAAATCCCCACGACGCCGCCCGCCTGATGGGCTACGAGGTGTTGGAGGATACATCAACTGATACATTAACTGGTCGTGGGGATGCATTAACTGAAAATGAGGATACATTAACCAAGGAGACCAACATAGACCATTTTCGTGATCTCACGAAAATGGTACGGAGGACGGCCAACATGGCCAATGCGGTGGAAGGTATGTGCTGCGACTGTGCTTACGGCGGCCCCTGCTGCGCTTGGGACGAAAACGAGGATTGCCAACACAAGAAAGAGAACGGCACTTGCTGGGTGCCATACACAAAGGGGGAGGCCAACCTGGACGAAGCCATCGAAAAGTACCTGAAAATCAAGGAGGAGGACAACAAGTGAATAAACCAAGAATTGCGCAGGTGCTGGGTGTTGAGGTAGGCGAAGAATTTACATACGATTTCGGCGCAAATCAGGTAAATAGAGGCGCCTTCAAGATTGGAGCAGACGGGAAGCGATATTATAAGACGGGAGATCTCTGGAACCCTTGCTACAATGAGGATGATTTGGCTGTAATTATCAACCACCCAGACCGCATCATCCGCAAGTCAAAGCAGGAGCAGGAAGAAAAGAAAGCGGATAAGCCATTGAAGGATTGGACGCTGGGGGACGTAAAAATGGAATGCGCCTCTCATGACGACTGCGAAGGATGCCACTTCCATGGCAGTGCATTTTGCGATCAACGCGGCGTACTTTGCCCTGATGAATGGGACTTGTCCGAAAAGCCCCGCTTCACAAGGCAGGAGGTGGAGAGGGCGAAGGCTATCAAGATGATATATCCCAATGCGTATCGCCTAGAAAGTAGTGATGTGTTTGTGCGAGTATGGGGTAAAGAAGAAATCCTTTTGGCTCACGCAGAGGTTGACCTGTTCCCCTCCCTCTGCCCCGGCCAGCCTGTCGAGCTGGACGAAATCATCGGAGGTGCGAAATGAACGCTGTATTAGCCAACGTCAGGCAACTGGTGGACGTTGAGCTGGCTGCCGCCAATGAGCGGTTTCCGCAGTTCCACAGCCAGCATGAGGGGTGGGCGGTGCTAAAAGAAGAAGCAGAAGAGGCCGAAGAAGAGGTAAGCAAGATGAAACTACTCTTGGAGTGTGCTTGGGGAAATATCACAAGTGACCTTCCGGCCAATGAAGATATTAGATGCTTAAAACAAAACGCCATCAACGCAGCCTGCGAGGCCATTCAGGCTGCGGCCATGTGCCAGAAGTTTTTGGATATGGAGGGCTCCATCCACGACGGGGAGGGCGGACAATGAAGTGCGAGAAATGCGGAAAGGAAATCGGGCATCTGTTGGTTGATACTTTCCTCTATGATGGGAGCGACACCGACATTGAACAGCCCATCATTGAATGTGAACACAACGCCGCCTACATCGAAACTACGCAGAATTGGACAGGATATGATCTGTCAGAGGAAGAAATGCTCGAAACGATAACCTGCCCGCACTGCAAACAGTTCCCATTCAAGAGCAAAGAGATACAGGTCTATGATGTGGTGCGGGTGGTCTGCTTCAAGACGGAGGAGGGCGGACAGCATGAGGAGTGATAGCCCTTGAACGAGTTCCCGGAGAGGCTGAGAAGGTTAAGAGAAGAGAAAAGACCAGTCAAAAGCATGGTGACGGTTTCGGAGCTATGCGGGCTACCGAGTGGTGCGGTAAGAAAGTATGAGCGTGGGGAGGCGCGTCCTAATATGGCGGCCTTGATTGCGTTGGCTGACTACTATGAGGTAAGTTTGGACTACTTAACCGGACGAACAAATTTCAGGTAAAATTTTTTAAATTGTCCTTTTTTGGACAGCAAAGAAAGAATCTTACTTTAAAATGGGAGTGTGGGAGCGTGTGCCCCTGCGCTCCCATTCCCCTTCCTCCTTCACACGGATGGGGTGGCGTCGGTGCATCTGCCGCCACCCCCTCTGTGTGCAATATGCCGCCGGTCGAACAGCCACCCCACGATCCGGGGCTTAGGGGTCGCACCCCTCTGGCGGCGAATGACGGTGGAAAGACACTATACTGGCGAATCGGGGTCGCGTATCTTGCCAGTGAAATCACCAGCGGCCTGCCAGTAGCCATAACTGGCTGACTCCGGGTGGAATGGCAGCCTTTGAGAGTCAAAAACGCGCTATCCCGCTGAAAACTACCTGTTGTGGCGTGACAATCTAAGCGGGAAGCGTACATAAACGGCCAGATAGCTCAATGGCAGAGCGGGCGGCTTTGACCCGCAGGATAGTGGTTCGACTCCACAGCTGGCTACCAGAATTGCGGCGTATCTCTCCGGAGTACGCTTGCCGGGGCGGATGCGTCCAAACCGGCTATATGTTGCCCCGCAGTTGCAGGAGACGGGGGAGGCACCAATGAGAGGAAACGCATGGCGGGATATTCCCCCGCCGCCTCTCCAATCAAATCGAAAGGAGACCTCTCACATGAACGAAATGAAGCTCTTTGAAAACCCTGAATTTGGGGCGATCCGGACGGTTGAAGTAGGCGGAGAGCCCTGGCTGGTGGGTAAAGACGTGGCTCAGGCGCTGGGGTACAGCGACACGTCCGACGCACTAAAGAGGCATGTTGACCCGGAGGATAAGCTGACCCGGCGTTTCGCCGACTCAGGTCAGAGCCGAGAAATGTATATCATCAACGAGAGCGGCCTGTACTCTCTGGTGCTGTCCAGTAAACTACCGGGGGCGAAGAAGTTCCGCCGGTGGGTCACGGCGGAGGTGCTGCCAAGCATCCGCAGACATGGCCTATATGCGGTTGACCAGTTGATCGAAAATCCTGACCTCGCAATCCAGGCGTTTTCTGCTCTAAAGGAGGAGCGGGAGAAGCGAAAAGTTTTGGAGGCGGAGAAGGAGACTAACCGACCGAAGGTGCTGTTTGCGGACTCCGTGGCTGCCTCCAATACATCCATACTGGTTGGAGAGCTGGCAAAGCTCCTCAAACAGAATGGGGTGGACACTGGGCAGAACCGTCTCTTTGACTGGATGCGGAACAACGGATATCTGATCCGCAGAGAGGGCACGGATTACAACATGCCCACACAGCGCTCGATGGAATTGGGCCTGTTTGAAATCAAGGAGACCAGCGTCACCCATGCCGATGGGCACATTACAGTCAACAAGACCCCGAAGGTGACGGGGAAGGGACAGCAGTTTTTTATCAACATGTTTCTAGGTTAACAACCCACACGGGTGTATCGCTTAACAGACTGTGACGGCTGGCCGTATCCGAGCCAGTGCTCGACAGTAGGCGGCGAAAAGCATTTAAAAGCATTTAAAAGCATTTCAAAAGCAAAACGAAAGCAAGGGAGAGAGAAAGAAAAGGTCCCCCTCTTGATGGCCCCCTTTATCCCCCCTCTCCCTTCCCCCCGATCCCCCTATCTCTTACCCCCCTATAATCCCCCCTTAATCTCCCCCGAAAAGAAAGAGAGAGGGCGCGCTCTATCGGTGGCGGTGGGGGGCATTTGTAGACTCTACTTAGGCGAGAGGTGGTGAGTGTGGCATTAACGCCAAAGCAGGAAAGATTTGTGCAGGAGTACCTTGTGGATTTGAATGCCGCACAGGCTGCTCTTCGGGCAGGGTATAAAAACCCTGAAATTGGGCGGCAGCTAATTACGAAAAATAACGTTTCTTCCGCAATTCAGGAAGCAAAGAGAGCCAGAAGTGAACGGACAGAGATTACACAGGACTATGTGCTTGCCAAGCTGAAGGAAATCACAGATAAACCGGCCTCGGATGCGAATGACAGCGATCTGAAGTATTCCAGCAAGATAAAAGCGCTTGAATTACTGGGAAAGCATGTGGGAGCGTTCGATGGAAAGGCGAACGGCGATGGAGATACGGAGGTTAAGGTGGTCATAGATGTCTGAGATTCGTTTATCGTCCGTCCTTGGACCTGCATTCCACCTACTGGCTCGTGACGTATTCCAACACGGACACACACACTATGATTTGTCTGGTGGCCGAGGCTCGCTTAAATCTTCCTGCGTTTCCCTGCTGGTGCCGCTTATCTTGCTGACCAATTCAAACACCCACGCCTTGGTACTTCGCAAAGTGGCGAACACCATCCGGGACAGCGTGTATGCACAATATCTATGGGCAATCGGAGAATTGGGTATGGCGGCGTACTGGGACGCTAAGGTTCAACCTATGGAGCTGATTTATAAGCCGACTGGGCAGAAAATCATGTTCCGGGGCGCTGATGACCCCATGAAAATAAAGTCCATTAAGGTTCCGTTCGGATATATCGCTGTAACACACTTTGAAGAAAAAGATCAGTTTTCCGGTCGGGCGGAGATTAGAACCATTTTACAATCTACCATGCGCGGCGGGTCGAAGTTCTGGAACTTTGAGAGCTACAATCCACCCATCAGCCGGGACAACTGGGCCAACAAAGACAGCTTGGAAGAAAGAGCGGACAGGCTGTGCCATAAGAGCACATACTTGGAGGCCCCGCCGGAGTGGTTGGGGGCACAGTTCCTGGCAGAAGCTGAACACTTGAAGACCACGGACGAGAGGGCCTATCGCCATGAATACTTGGGCGAAGCGGTCGGCACCGGCGGAAACGTATTTGAGAATCTGGAGTTGAGGGAAATCACGGAAGAAGAGTTCGTTTCCTTTGACCGTATCTATCAAGGTGTTGACTGGGGCTGGTTCCCTGACCCATTTGCCTTTATCCGCCTCCACTATGACCGGGCTAGAGAGACAATATACCTAATTGACGAGATATACCAAAATAAGCTGACCAACGAGGCGAGCGCGAAGTTGATTCTTTCCAAAGGTTACAAGGATGCTTACATTACCTGCGACAGCGCCGAGCCGAAGTCAGCGGCGGACTACCGGGCAATGGGGCTTCCGGCCAAGGAAGCAATCAAAGGCCCTGGAAGCGTGGAATATGGCATGAAGTGGCTCCAGCGGAGGAAGATTGTTATTGACCGCCGGAGGACACCAAACGCATATAACGAGTTTGTGAATTATGAGTATGAGCGAAATAAGGATGGGGAGATCATCAGCGGGTATCCTGACGAGAATAACCACCTTATTGACGCCACAAGATATGCTCTCGAGCGTGTATTTAGGAGAATGGGGATGACTGCATGAACCTTGAACAAGCGATGAACTATCTTGTTTTTTATAATGGATATGAAGAAATCGTTCATTCATTGCTAGAGCATATATCTATGTTTTCTGAAGGAGGGACGATTCTACCCCCTAAAAGTCTTAAATATGGGGATGAAAGCGAAACTGTTGAAGCTATCCTATGGTTTACCCTTGTCTGTATGTTCGGGGATTATGGGACATCTCCGCGGTTTGGATGGATTGACAAAAAGAAAGAAGCAATTGCGTTTCTAAACAGCCTGCTTTCGGATGAGGTGCCCGAATGAACATTACCGAAAAACTAAAACATCTCGGTTACTCCACCGTTCCAGAGGAGTTTTACCGCAAAGTGCAGGAGTGGAAATCTTGGTATGTGGGCGACGTGAAGGGCTTCCACAGGTACAAGGTCAGAAACGGCACGAGCATGGTCAAATGCAAGCGCTTCACGCTTAACATGGGCAAGAAGATCCCGGAAGATTGGGCAAACCTTCTGATGAACGAGAAGGTGGAGATTACCATTGAGGGCCAGAGGGAACAGGAATTTGTTGACCATGTGCTCAAAGAAAACAACTTTCTGGTCAAGTCAAATGAAATGCAGGAGAAAGCATTCGCGCTCGGGACGGTGGCGTTTATTCCCCGTGTAGTGGGAATGAAGGCCACGGAAGAAGGCCCTGTACCTGGTAGTGCTGACGGCATTGTGATGGATTATGTGACCGTGGAGCATATCTGGCCGCTAGCATGGCAGAACGGAATCATTACGGAGTGCGCCTTTGACAGCATCGTGACCGTCAACGGGGAGGATTATTGTTATCTCCAAATTCATCACAAGGTAGATGGCTTATACGACATTGAGAATCGCATCTATCATTACCGCAATAACAATGTGGATGCAGAACTGGCCTTATCCGACGTCAAGGGATTTGAGTTAGTCCCTCCCGTGGTACATACCGGATCAGATCAGAGGCAGTTTGTTATTGATCGGCCTAATATAGCCAACAATTTTGACAATTCCCCGCTTGGAATTTCTGTCTATGCAAATGCCATCGATGTCCTTAAGGGCGTAGATGTGGCCTATGACAGCTATGTAAATGAGTTTGTCCTTGGGAAAAAGCGCATCATGGTCAAGCCGTCTGCAACCAAAGACCTCGACGGAGAGCCATTTTTTGACCCGGACGACTTGGCTTACTATGTACTCCCGGAGGATGTAAGCGACGGTGTGGTCATCACGCCCATCGACATGACACTCCGTACCCAGGAGCACAACACGGGCATCCAAGACCAACTGAATCTACTGTCCAGCAAGTGTGGCTTTGGAGAAAACCATTACCGCTTCGACCAGGGGAGCATTACCACAGCCACCCAGGTCATCAGTGAAAACAGCACAATGTTCCGTACCATCAAGAAGCATGAAATCATTTTGGAACAGGCCATTACAGAGCTGTGTCATATCATTCTTCGGCTCGGTAATGCAGCCATGAACGCCGGGTTGGACGAAGAAGCTAAAGTGACTATTGATTTTGATGATTCCATCATTGAGGACAAGACCACGGAACGAAATAATGACCGGCAGGACCTTGCGGCAGGCATTATGAACGACTGGGAGTACCGCATGAAGTGGTACAACGAGGACGAGGCCACGGCAAAGAAGATGCTGCCGAATATGGAGAATATGACGGACGAGGAGGAAGAAGAGATTGAATGAGGTATCCATTCACTCCAGAGCTTCTCGATGCCCTACCAGAAGAGCTGGCCGAACTGTACCGCAGTCTGGAAGCGACACTTCTTGAAGAGATATGTTCCCGCCTGAAAATTTCTGGTGAACTGAACGAGGTAACGGTGCAGGACATCCGGGCACTCCGCTCACACGGCATCGACCTGAAGGACATAGAAAAGGCCATCCAGCGCACCGCCAACATCAGCCAACGGGGCTTGAAAAAGCTTCTGGACGACGTTGTGGAGCGCAATCAGCAGTATTACCGGGATGTCATGGACCTTGCAGGTGTGACGGCCACGGAGACGCTGGTGAGCATTGAGGATATCTGGGCTATCTACGAGCAGACGCGGCAGACCTTCCGCAATCTGACCCGCTCTATGGGCTTCCTGGTTGACAACGGGCGAACGATGCTGGCTCCGGCGAGAGCCTACCAATGGGCGCTGGACAATGCCGAGATGCAGATCACAAGCGGGGCCATTTCTTACAATCAGGCCATCAAAAGCTCCGTCAAACAGCTTGCGGACAGCGGTATCAAGGTTGTGGATTACGAGAGCGGCCACCGTGACCATATCGACGTGGCAGCCCGCCGGGCGGTGATGACGGGGGTGTCTCAGCTTTGTGCCAAGTACACGGAGCAGAGTGCAGAGTATTTGGAAACTCCTTATTTTGAAGTGTCCGCCCACATCGGGGCACGAGATAAGGGTGTCGGCTGGCAAAACCACAAGGCATGGCAGGGCCGGGTGTACTCCGTAAGGACCGTAGACAAGTATCCGAGCATTTATGAGGTGTGCGGGCTTGGCTATGTGGACGGCTTGGAGGGTGCAAACTGCCGACATATCAGGACTGCCTTTGTGGATGGTGTGATGGAGCGAACATATACCGACGAAGAACTTGCTCACATAGACGATGGGCACGACGTGGATTTTGAGGGAAAGCACTACACAGCTTATGAGGCCACACAGAAACAGCGGAAGGTCGAGCGAACTATCCGCAAGCTGAAGCGAGAACAGACCGCATACAAGGCCGCAGGACTGACGGAGAACTACCAGGCGGTGACTACCCGTATCCGGAGACTGAATCAGGAATACAAGGCGTTCAGCGAGGCGGCGGGGCTACCGTTACAAAGAGAAAGAATGCAGGTTCAATATCCGGAAGAGCTAACCAGCATAAAACAATTTTCCGGGCTGGAATCATATCAAGGGAACATAAAAATTGTCGGTAAATTCTCTTCCAGACAATATCAGGTGCAGCTTGACCCGCCGCAGATTAGCGGCGTGACAGACCACTTTGCAAATAACCTTACGATGAAACCGGATAGATCTGCATTGACGATTGAAGCGTCGCAGAGTATCATAAATAACAGCAGGTTAGTTTTGTATCAGACTGACCGGAATACATTGAAATTCTTGGCAGATAGCGGTTATGTAGTTTTAAGCGTTGACGGGAAGATTGTAACAGCGGTCCCGGAAAAGCTGAGAAAGAAGTATCGGGACTATTTGGAGGGGAAATGATATGGCGAAAAATCACAATGATAAATGCGTTTGCCCTCTTTTTGGGCGAGAAATCCTATATGGAGAGTGCTATGAGGTCCAAGAAGTTCGGGAGGACGAGATGGACATGGAGCTTGCAATAGAGCCGTTTGACGTAGATAAAGCAAATGAAGTCTGCGAGAAGTGCAAGTGGTATGTTGTGGAGGGCAGCGCGTGATAAAAGAAATTAACGGGAAAACATGGTATTGCTGCCCGTACTGCGGGAAAGCTCTTTTCCCGGTTCGACCGGATACCAAAGTAGAGCACATGCCGTTTCGATGCAAGGCATGTAAGCACGACATGGAAGTAAATATCGCATAGAGCCAAGAGCCTGTGAGCCAAGAGCCATCAGTTTCCGAGGATTCCTCGGTGGTTGATGGCTCTTTTTGTTTTGCCGAGAGGCGTAAAACCGCAGGGCGACGGCCCTGACAATAAACGGAGGTAACTACTATGAGCGAACCTATCAATAATCCTACCCAGGCCCCTGCGCCGGAGCCCGCCCCTGCGAAGACCTTCACGCAGGAGGAAGTGGATGCCATGATCGGCAAGCGGCTTGCGAAAGCCATGAAGGGTATGCCCAGCGAAGAAGAGCTGACCGCCTACCGCACCTGGAAGGACGGGCAGGCCGGAGAGAAAGAACGCTGGGACAAGCTGACTGGCGAGAGGGATACTCTCTCCGGAAAGCTGACAACCGCAGAAGCGGAGAGAGACCAGTTGAAGCGTGAGTTGTATGTCCTGAAAAAGGGCTTGACCGGCGAGGAGGCGGAGTTCATCGCTTTCAAGGCAGGGAAGATGGTGGACGACAAGACCACCTTTGAGCAGGCCGTGGACGCGCTTACCGCCGACCGCAAGAAGACTTCTTTTGACTGGACTGCTCCAGTGGGCGGAGGGAAGACAAAAACAGGAGAAAACGATGTAATGAACGCCCTGATCCGGGGCGCACTGAAATGAAAGGAGAACATAAATGGCAGTTGACATTATCGATAGAAGCAAACTTTCTGGGCTTATCCCTGAGCCCGTAACCCGTGAAATTATCCAGGGGGCCGTAACGGAGTCCGCTGTGCTGCGGATGGCCCGTCGGCTGCCCAACATGACCAGTAAGACACAGACCCTCAATGTTCTGGACGCACTGCCCACCGCCTACTTCGTCAATGGTGAGCCAACCACCGGAGCGTCCGACTCCAAGGCTTCGCTGAAAAAGACCACAAACATGGCTTGGGACAAGAAAAAAATTTACGCTGAGGAAATCGCGGTTATCGTCCCCATTCCAGAAGCGGTGTTGGATGATAGCGATTACGATATCTGGGGCGAGGTTCGGCCTAGACTCCAGGAGGCATTCGGAAAGGTCATCGACGCCGCTATTCTGTACGGCACGGACAAGCCGACTTCTTGGCGTGATGGCCTTGTCCCTTCTGCCACTACCGCAAGCGCTGTTGTGACCGCTACCAGCGACATTTTCAAGGACATCATGGGCGAGGGCGGCGTGATTGCCAAAGTGGAGGAGAGCGGCTATATCCCCAACGGCGTAATGGCGGCTATCCAGATGCGCGCCAAGCTGCGCGGCCTTGTGGATAAGAACGGTCAGCCCATTTTCAAGACCGATATGCAGGGGGATACCCGCTACGCGCTGGACGGCATGAGCATGTACTTCCCCGTGAACGGTGCTTACGACCCGGAGGAATCCCTAGCTATCGTGGGCGACTGGAGCCAACTGGTCTACGCCATTCGGCAGGATATGACCTTCAAGATTTTCGACAGCGGCGTGGTACAAGATCCCACCACTGGCAATATCCTTTATAACCTGATGCAGAACGACATGGTGGCCCTCCGCGCCGTCATGCGGCTGGGCTGGGAGATTCCAAATCCCATCAACGCCTTCAACGTCGGCAATGAGAACGCCTTCCCTTTTGCTGTTTACGCACCGGCGGGGGGTTAATAGGGTCTGACACTTTAACGCTATTCCCCAGCGGTCAGACCCTATTGGGGAAACAGGTTTCCGAGCTTGTGGGTGATGACCTGAAGGTCTATGCGAACGGCGCTGTAACGGGCACATTTCATTATGTGACCAACTACACCGAGTTCAGCAGCGCCCCGGACGAGCAGAGCGGGTATTATTTCCCGTTTCACCTGACAAAGACCGGAACACAGATGACCTTCAAGAAAAATGGCTCTCCCACAAAGGAAAACATCCTGTTTGACGCGGACATTGTCTTCCAGGTGACCAAGGATGACACCTTCGAGGTGCTTGTTGATGATTCCAGCGTAGCGAAATTTAGTTTCACTGGGGCGACGTTTGAGCCGCAGGCTAAGACGAAAGCCCGTGCGAAGAAGTAAGGAGGCGGCCTGATGGCTTACGCAGATTATGAGTATTACACTGCTGCGTATCTAGGCAAGACTATCCAAAAGGCTGACTTCCCTCGTCTGTCCCTGCGTGCAAGTTATTTCTTGGATTACTACACGCAGGGGCGGGCGGCCTCAAACAGCGAGTTGGATGCACTGAAAATGGCCTGTTGCGCCGTGGCAGAACAGTACCAGAGCATCGACCTTGCCCAGCAAGCGGCCCTGAATGCTCTTAAAAACTCCGCAAATGCTGGAGAGGCCGGAGAGTTGCAAAGCCAGAGTGTGGGTAGCTGGTCCAAAGCTTACCGAAGCGGCGGTGAAAGTGCCCAGCAGGCCACGGCAGTGGCTCAGTCGGCACAAACACATCTTGCATCTGTTGCAGCGCAGTATTTAGCCGGTACGGGCCTTCTATACCGTGGAAGGGGGTGCGGCTATGGACATGTTCCCCCATGTTGTGACGGTCTATAACACCTACGTTGAGACGGACCATTCCACCTTTGAGGAGACCACAGTGAACCACATCACTGTCCTACGGGGAGTCCTCCTGGATGCCTCTAAGGGTTCCAATGTAACCAAGAGCGGGCTGGAAAGCGCGGATGCAGTCAACCTGTACATTCCATTTTCGGTTGAGGCGTTGGACGGTGTGACAGGCATCCAAAGAAGGTATGTCGGGCCAGTCGAGTTCTGGAAAGCAGATGATAAAAGCGACCTATGGACGCTCTCTGTGGCCCGTGATAGTTTTTTCATCAAGGGTGAGGCTATACACCCGGAATGGACGGTAGAGACCATAGAGGCCGACTACGACGGTGTGTACGATATTACTAAAGTCGATGAAAAGGACTTCGGCGGTGAAATGGCTCACTGGGAAGTTGGTGGGGTTTAATGCTGAAATTCAGTTTCCGCGCCGAAGGGCTGGAAGCAATCAGGGACAAGTTGGATGAGGAGTGCACCAAAGCGGAGCATACTGTGGCACTCCAGGTGCGGAAGGACACATCACCATATGTTCCGATGCTTACCGGATCATTGGACAAACGGACGCGGGTAGATGGTTCAGAAGTGATTTACCCAGGCCCATATGCACGCTACTTATATTTTGGAAAACTAATGGTAGACCCGGCTACAGGTAGCAGTTATGCATCAAAGGGCACAACAAAGGTCTTGACTGACAAAAACCTTGTATTTAATACAGCATCACATGCGCAGGCACAATCCCATTGGTTCGAAGCCAGCAAGGCCGAGAATTTGGACAACTGGATTCGGACGGCGGATAAGGCGGTGAAACGTGAACTCTGAGAAAAAAGAGAAACCCCGCATGCTGGCGGCGACAGAAGAAGTGGATAAAATCTCCCGCTCCATGCTGGTGTGGGCCAATACCTTCCCGGAAAAGCCGGTGGACATCATTAAATATGAGTTTCTGTCCGCTGACCAGGGAGACGAGACCGGTATGGCATTGTCTACCATCCAGGGGACCTATATCACAAAGCGGTTCATCCTGGGCGGCTATCAGGCGGAGTACCAATTCAAACTAATTTATCGTATTAAGCCTGGGCGCAGCAACGACAAGCGCCTGGAGGCTGACGAGCTACTGAACCACTTCGGTGACTGGGCAAGAAAAAATCTTCCTGATTTGGGAGACGAGATTCGGGCGCTCCGAGTTGAGCCCACCACACAATCCTCTAAATTTGCCGCTTATGAGGACGGTTATGAAGACTACCAGATTTTGATGAAACTGACATATGAAGTTGGCGTTTGAAAGGAGAAAAACAATGCCTGAGTCTGATTTGACTTTTAATACTACGCCGGGCCAGACCGTAGGCCGTGAAATGTTAATTGCTTACCTAAACACTGGAGAGAGCTCTACGCCTACTTGGTCTCCAATCGGTAAGCGTGTAGAGGACAGTTCAGCCGAATACGACTGGCAAACAGAAACCAAAGTTGATATTTTTGGAAATACCTATACCAACGGGAAGAAACCAACCATTACACAAACCTTTGACCCATGTGAGTTGGATGCAGATGACGCAGCACAGGAAAAAATCTGGAACCTTGCTATCAAAGATCAGAACGTGAACGCTTTGATGAATCAAGATATGCTTATTGTCCATCTGTATGCGGGGACGGCCGGAACAGCGGTATTTGCTGAAAGATACTCCTCATGCTCTATTTTGCCGTCCGGGCTCGGTGGTGAAGGCGGTGGCACAATTGGGATGCCAATTGATGTTACATATGGCGGCACTAGAACTGTTGGTACAGCATCGATTAGTGATGGAACTGTGAAATTCACACCGGGAACCGTGGAGGTTTAACTTATGAAGGAACTGAATTTTGACTCCGGCCTTGTTACATATTCTTTGAATGGCAAGTGCGAGGTGTCGTTCAACCCCACTGACAGCAACTTCGTTGAGCGGCTGTACTCCGCTTTTGAGGATCTGGACAAGAAGCAGGAGAGCTACAAAGCACAGATCGAGAAGATGGTGGACAAGAAGGAAATCTTCGAGTTTGCCAAAGAGCGGGACGCTGAAATGCGCGGCATTATTGACGGCGTGTTCGAGGCCCCTGTGAGCGAGTCTGTCTTCGGCGGCATGAATGTCTATGCCATTGCCAACGGCCTCCCTGTCTGGTGCAACTTGATGATGGCGGTCATGGATGAGATTGATACCACTTTCACCAGAGAGCAGAAGCTTACTAACCCGCGCATCAGCAAGTACACAGCGAAATACCAGAAGTATCAGAAGAAGTAATCAAAGGAGCACGCCATGAGCTATGGACTTCCAAAAAGCGTGGAGATAGACGGGCAGGAGTTTGCTATCCGCTATGATTATCGGGTTATCCTCGACATTTTCGAGGCCATGAACGACCCCGATTCCAGCGAGGAAGACCGGGCCCTTGACGTGCTCCAAATCTTCTATGTGGATTTTGACGAGCTGACCGACTATGACGCGGCCATGAAAGAGGTTTTTCGATTCATCAACGGCGGCGAGGAGCCACGGGAGCAGAAAGGCCCCCACCTTGTGGACTGGCCTATGGACTTCCCCCGCATCATTGCCCCTATCAACCGTGTGCTGGGCTATGAAGCCCGCGCTGTGGACTACGACATCGAAACCAACACAGGCGGCATCCACTGGTGGACTATCCTCGCGGCCTATGCGGAAATAGGGGACTGCCTCTTTGCCCAGATCGTCCGCATCCGCGACAAGAAGGCAAAGGGCAAGCCGCTGGACAAGTCTGACAGGGAGTTCTACCGAAAGAACCGTGACATCATCGACATCAAGCAGACCTACAGTGAGGCGGAGAATGATCTTGTAAAGATTTGGACAGGGGGATAACCTCCGGTTAACTGCACCTTGAAAACTTCATATTGAGATAGCGGAAATATTTTTGGAAAACCTCTTGACTTTCTGTGTACACGCTATATAATAAATGTGTACACAGAAAGAAGGTGATAAAATGTCGCCCCGTACAGGCAGACCAAAGGCCGAAAACCCGAAAGATATACAGTTAAAAATCAGAGCCGACAAACAAACGATTGAAGACTTAGATTTTTGCTGTGAGAAGTTGGACAAAACAAGAAGTGATATTATCCGGCTTGGTATCCAAAAGGTTAGGTCTGAGGTAGAAAAATAGAGTGCTGGCGGGCCTAGCAAGCAACACCAACACTCTACATCACCAGAGGTCTCCCACTGGATAAATCCATTCTATCACAGTGGGAGCCTCTAATCAATATGAAAAGAGGTTTTCCATATGAACGAGAAAAACACTCTTCAAGAATTGCTTAACCAGTTGACTAACAACGAGCATTGGGTCAAGCGTATTGCCGCCGCCTATCTGGGTGTAAGGGCCGAACAGGTGGTTATCGCGGTGAAAGGCGGTGATGCGGAATGAGGCCAGAAATGATTCAGTTGCGTGATTCGGTGGAAGAATCAGCAAACGACCTAAACCAGATTTGCAGTACAATGGAAATCCTGCTTGCCAGTATGTACGAGTCCAGCGAGGAAGCGAATCCAGTGAGGGAGGCTATGGCGCTCCTTTGGAAAAACACCATTGAAGTGCGTGACCGTTTGCTTGGGAGCTGCATAGATTCTGGATTCAGTTGGAAGGAGACGACCGCATGAACGAACTTAAAGTTTTTAATTTCCACGACATAGATGTAGTTGATAGTCGGGACGTGGCTGAAATGGTTGGAAGAAATCATAACGAGCTTTTGAAAAGTATTCGGACCTACCAGCAGTATTTAGCCGAGGGGAACTTCGCCCACGGCTCTTTCTTCATTGAAAGCAGCTACATGGATGGAAACAACCAAGAACGGCCCAGCTATTTAATCACCAAAAAGGGCTGTGACATGATTGCAAACAAAATGCAAGGCAAAAAAGGCGTACTGTTTACAGCGGCCTACGTCACGGCCTTTGAGAAGATGAACGAGCAGTTAAAATCACCCGCCCGCATTGCCCCGGAGGTATCTCCCAACGCCATTGCAAACCTGATCCGAATTACCCGTCGAGTGATGCTGGACATGGGCAGTACGCCCCAGGAGGTGGGCGCTATGACAAGAGACGTATTCGCAACCTGGAACATCCCGGTCCCGGTTTCCTTTAACCGTCAAATCACTGGGCAGATGTGCTTGCCTGGGATGGATGGAACAAAAGAACTGACGGCATAAAAAAGCCCCCGCTATCTCGATATGAGGTAGCGGGGGCTCTTATAACTAATTAATATCTTCCCTGTGAATTGTAAAGTGCTGTTTGCTGTCTCTGGCACTTCCAAGATCGATATAAGATGTTTGAAATTCCTCCCAATCGTCTGGAAGTTCCCATACAACATGCCCGACAATTTCCATACCAGGAGAAACAGCACCAACAAATACCACCGCATCATCTACGGTGCCAACAACGACCTTCGGCAACACCTTTCGCCCATCGGCGTAAGCATTAAAGCCAATGTTTGCTACATTTTGAACATTTTCCGTTGTGTTCTTTGCAGAAAAGATTACACACAATAGCCCCTTTCCTGAATCTTCCGGCTCTATTGTGCCGAGCGATGTTTCAAGAGCGGTTGTCCATTTTATATCCACAATCGACAGGTCAAATCGGTCTGCATTTAGCGTTCCATCAATGCCGACACTGTTTTCATCTATTTTCTCGGATGGTTCTGGCTGCTGTGTCTGCTGGTTGACAAGTTCGTTTTGCGCTGGCCCATTGGAACCGGAATTTGATGGTTTAGCAGAACGTCCGCCAAAGGTAACGGCAACAGCCGCAAGAACAGCGGCAATAATTACAACGGCGAATAGAACATTGTTTTTAACACGTCTATTCCGGTTTGTTGGGTTGTTTTCTGTATCAAATACGGCTGCCTGCGGCGTATTTGTTGCGTATTCACTCTCAACTACGAGGTGTGATCCAGATATTGCTGTGTTTACAACTTTTGCAGTGTCATCCGGCGATACGAGGATTGAAATTGAGCAGTCGATTTTACGCCCCTTTTGGAACGAAAGCGTATGTGGTCCGTCTTGAGCGTATGCAGAAACGGTTGCGCCGTTTCTTAAAATACCAACCACTTTATCATCCAAAAGCACCGTGAAGTCGACAGCGCATCCCCACGGCGATTTTTCTCTTGTAATAATGATTTCCTTGTACCCTTCCAATGTAAATCTCTCCTATCAAGGTGGTGTTTAATGTGGCCGCTGACGGCTCCATCGTCATTGAAACCAATATTGACAATAAGAAAGCACAAAAAGAGCTGAATCAGCTTGCTAAGAAAATCCAATCGCTCGAAGATCAACTTACGTCCAAAAAGCAGGGAAGGTTTCCTTTAGTAGAAAACCTCAACGTTGTAAATGCGGAGTTGGAGGAGGCCAGGAAGCAGTTATCCATGCTCCAGGACGAACAGAATGCTATCAATGCCGCCATGAAACCTGGTTCGTCCGCTGATGACTATATGCGTGCCTATTCTGACAGGCCTATGGTCGATTCCAAATTGAAAAAGCAACAAGAAAAGGTTGACGCAATTGAGAAAGAGTGGAGGCAGGCTGAAAAAGCGCTTTCAGATTATGATTCCAAAATTTCTGGATTAGAAGGAAAGTTGAACCTGGCAAAAGAGGAAGCCGGAGGGCTCCAGCAGAACATGGCAAAGTCCGGCCCTGCCGCCGCCAAAATGGCAAAATCAGTAGATAGAGCGCAAAAGAGCGCAAGCAAATTTTCCTCTCGCATGCGTGAAGTTATCAGAAGTGCGCTTGTATTCACGGTCATTACACAAGGTCTTGCGAAGTTCCGTGAATGGATGGGGAAAGTCATCAAAACAAATGACGAGGCTAGAGCATCTATTGCACGCCTAAAAGGGGCTCTCCTGACACTCGCCCAACCAATGATTGAGGTCATTATACCAGCATTTACAAGTTTTGTCGATATGTTGGCCCGTATAATTTCAATGGCCGCCCGGATTACTGCTGCGCTTTTTGGTACAACAGCAGAGAAAGCTGCGGACTCCGCTGAAAATCTGTATGAGGAAACAGAAGCACTTGAAAAAACGGGTGAGGCGGCTGAGGAGGCCGGGAAATCGCTCGCTTCTTTTGATGAAATCAACCAGCTTTCAGGGAGCAGCAATAAAAGCGAAAATCAGGCACAACAGGACCAATCAATCGAGCCAGATTTCTCTATTGTAAAAACCAGTATTCAGGATGCCCTTTCGGCCATCCTTGAGCTACTTACTGGTGCTGCCCTCCTTGCAATTGGTGCAATTCTTGTATTTACAGGAGCAAGTATCCCGGTCGGACTCGCCTTGATGGTAGCTGGTGCGCTTGCTATTGTGGATGCTGTTACATCGAATCCAGAAGCTATAAAGGCGTTATTACAAGGAGGGCTTGGTGAGGCCCTTTCTATTATCGGGCCTCTGGTTGCCGTGATTGGCGTTCTTTTGGTTATTACGGGACATATTCTTATTGGCATTTCGTTAATCATTATGGGCGCAGCAATTTGGGCTACGGGGGCGGCATCTGGAGACGAAGGAGACTTTATCCAAAATATTTTAACAAGACTTTCGGAGGCGGCCGCAGTCATTGGTCCCCTGATTGCCGTTTTAGGTGTTTTTCTTGTCATCACTGGACACATCCTACTTGGTGTGGCGTTTATTATCGCTGGAGCAGCCCTTTGGGCCGTGGGTAAAGCCGCAGGCGATGAGGGGGATTTTGTTGAAAACATAAAAACAAGACTTTCGGAGGCGGCTGTAGTAGTTGGCCCCCTGATCGCGGTTCTTGGTGTTCTCCTTGTAATCATGGGGAATATCTTAATGGGTATTTCCTTCATTATTGCAGGTGCGGCGATTTGGGCCGTGGGTAAAGCCGCAGGCGATGAGGGGGATTTTATACAAAATATCCTAACGAGATTGCAAGAGGCCGCAGAAGTTATTGGCCCATGGATTGCCATAATTGGCATAGTGCTCTTGGTTGCAGGTCAAATTGCCCTAGGAATCGGTTTAATTGTTCTTGGTATTGCGATCTTTGCATTTAGCAAGATGGAAATGGATGGCGGCGAATCGCTAATTGATACTATCGTTTTTGCACTGTCCGCGGCAATGGTAGAGATATCGCCGTACATTGCAATAATTGGCCTCGTTTTGATTCTGGTTCCAGGTATGCAGGGGATCGGCATTGCCTTGCTAGTTGCTGGAATTGGGTTGTTTATTGCTGGTACGGCATTAGCTGCATCCAATAGCACTGAAATGAAAAGTTGGGTTGAAGTGTTGCAGCTTGATCAGGTATCTCAGTGGGTATCTACGGCGCTCCTGCTCGCTGGTATTGCATTAGTGGCAATCGGAGCAATGACGCTTAATCCGTTTTTCTTGCTGGCTGGAATAGCCCTTTTAGGCGGTGGCGTTGCGCTCAAAGCATTAAACAGTAGCGGAAAAACAAGTAGCGGTTCCTTTTCAGCCAGATCCGGCTCAGGCCGAATGTCAGTACCAAGGCTTTCAATTGATGACGTTCCTGCCCTTGCAAAAGGCGCGGTCATACCGCCTAATAAAGAGTTCCTCGCCGTACTGGGAGATCAAAAGAGCGGGACAAATATAGAGGCTCCAACATCTGAGATTGAAGCCGCTGTTGCTCGTGGGATGCAGCGATATGGTGGCGGCGGCTCCAATACAGTTATCTTGGAAATCGACAAGCAGGTGCTTGGTCGCGTATCTTATCAAGCAACTCAGAGCGAAGTTCAGCGTATCGGCGTAAATTTGGTGGAGGGTTAAATGAGCTATATCAAATTGAACGGCATTGAGTTTGACGCAGATGTTGCAATTTCGACTTATAATCGAAGTTTCAATGTACTAGATGGAGATAATGCAGGCCGAGTGCTTTCCGGTCGAATGATACGTGATGTTATTGGAACCTATCTTGGACATAAGATTACAGTGTTTCGCAGAGGAGACAATTACGAAGGTCTGGATACCTTTTGGGACTATCTGTACCAACACTCAGTCGATGATAGCGTTATGTTGGAGGCTGCGGACGGACAGACAACCATCTCCTACGAGGCGTATTATACTAGCGCATCTCAAGACATGGAGAAGGTAGAAGGTAGCGTAAATTATTGGGGAGAAATAGAGGTAAGCTTTGTCCCGATAGACGCACAGGTCAAGCCGTAAAAGGTGAGGATAGGCGATGGCAAACAAAAACAAAATTGTGTATGGCGACAGAGTTTTTGAGGGCAACAAAATTAAAAGCGGAAATCTTCATATTGCAACATCTCTTCTATCTTCCTCTCTGGAAGCCAATACCTTATCTGTCGTAATTGAAACTGAGGACAGAACAATTACAGAGTTTGAACGAAACGCTCCGATTGTCTACTTTTATGATGACGTTCAGACCGGTGTGTTTTATGTGAAATCCATTGACCGGAACGGGCCCAATACATATAAGATATCTGCAACAAGCGCAATTGGGCTTTTATCTGAAAATCAGCATTATGGAGGAATCTACTCTGGCGAGACTGCATCCGAACTTCTTGCTTCCATATGCGGCACAATACCATACGAGATAAAAACAAATTTAGCAGACATAAAATTGTATGGTTGGTTACCTATCGCTACGGCAAGGGATAACTTGTCACAGGTTCTATTTGCAATTGGCGCAACTATTCGAACTGATCTAAATGGAGTTCTTCGGATTGCGGCCCTTTGGGATGGAATTAGCGGGAACCTTGGTTTAGACCGAATGTATCAGGGCCCGAGCGTCACTAACGCGGCCAAAGTAACCCAAGTAATTGTTACGGAACATCAATATATAAAATCTGGTGAGTCATCTACACTTTTTGAAGGGTCTGTAGAAGAAGGGAAAATTGTTACATTTGATGACCCTGTGTTTGACCTGTCTGCATCTGGCTTTACTATTTTAGAGAGTGGGGCCAATTACGCGAAACTAACATCTGGGTCTGGGAAGCTTACTGGAACAAAGTATACGCACAACAAGAGCCAAATCATACGTGATATTGTTTCAGCCAAAGAGCCAAATGTAAAGAAGGTCGAAAATGCTACGTTGGTATCGCTCACAAACTCTGCGGCTGTTGCGGATCGAATGAAAAATTACTATAAGCATGCCCAATCTATCCACGCACCAGTTGTTTATAATGGGGAGTCAACGGGGAACCGTGTGTTAACGTGGGACCCATATAACAAAGAGCCAGTTACGGCTTGCATTGAAAAAGAAGACATTACCATCTCAAACACATTAAAATCAAGTTCGGAGATGCTTGTTGGATATGTACCATTAAAAATAGAGGAAACTGAATTACTCGAAAACCGTGTAGTTCTTACAGGCGCAGGCGAGTGGACTGTTCCTGAAGGGACAACATATGTAAGAGCAGTTTTGATTGATGGTGGGCAAAGCGGCCAACCCGGAGGGAATGGAGAATCTGGTAATATTGCCAGAGCTGCTAGCGATTACTCTAGTAACACTAGTTCTGTACCTGAAAATACATTTGTTTCGACTACAGCATCAGTATCGCTTGGAAGCCAATCGGAAGGGAAAGGTGGAAAGAAAGGTCTTGGTGGCCTTGGAGGTAGAATTTTCCAGTCATCGCTCGATGTCGTGGGCGGTCAAAAAATAGCGTATTCTTGTGGCAAAGCAACTGGCTATGGAGGGGAAAGTGTCACAACATTTGGATTGCTTTCGTCTGTCAGTGGGAATCGAAATAACCTTGGATATGTTGATACAGTTACAGGAGAAACATATGCTTTAGCAGGAAAAGATGGAATGGATGGAGGAGATGGTGGAGGCCCTGGTGAGCCTGGCAAGGATGCTGGATCTGCAAAAGGCGGAGAAGGAATAAGCCAGAGAGAATACTCTGACAGAAAAACATTCTCAGGAAGCAATATTAATACTCTTTGGTTTAATGCAGAGGCAAATTGTGAGGCAGATTGTGGTGGTGCGGGAGGCGGTGGCGCAGGAGGAAACGGAGAAAATGGTGGCCCTGCAATAATAGCCACCAAAGCCAATGTAAATTTTAAAGGGCCAAGCTCTGGCGCAGGCTCATCTAATGGAGCAGACGCAGAGGGGGAGGCATATCAACATGGAGGTGGAAGCGGTGGAAAAGGTAAAGATGGAGAGAATGCATCATCGTATGGTTCAGGCGGAAGCGGTGGAAGCGGTGGTGGCGGCGCTGGAGTATGTGGATCGGTAAGACTTTCAGTAACCAATAAACGAAAATGGTCTAATCGTGCAGGCGGAGACAGTAAAACAGAAGATCTTACTGTTCGGTGCGATGCCGACATTTTTGTAAAAAAGGCTTCAGTTGTAACTGGTGGAGCAGGAGGAAACGGGGGAAGCTCAATGGATGGATGCATTATTTTGTATTATGGCGTTCCCCAAAAGATAGTCTCCGGCCCAGTGAAAGATAAAAATGGCCGCGTTGTTCTGGACAAGCTTGGCCGTCGGCTAATTGTGTGAGGTGAGAAAATGGAACTGACTCTGGAGGAGCGTGTAGCGGCACTTGAGCGGGAATTATCATCCAGAGAAGCGGCAGAAGAACCAACCGAATACTACACCAGCAAATACAGCGGTGAGGAGATCGATGCCCTTCTGGACAAGGTGGCCGCTATGGATGGGGGCGGGACATAATGCTCAGCATGACAAATTGGTACATCTGCACCCCGCCTAAATTTTGCCTCGGGTTTGAGGGCGACAATGGGGCTGTAGCCTTCGAAATCTCCACCGACCTCCCAGACGAGTGGGACTTAAAGGTGGATGTGGAGAAGGATGGTCAGAAGAATATTATCCAGCTCCAGCGCGTCGGGCAAGTATACTCCGCCTTGCTGACGGCCTCCATGCTGGCTGATGACGGCCAGTATTTAATGCAGGTCAGGGGTACACTCGGGGAGCAGGTGCGGCACAGTAATATATTCTACGCAACGGTCCATGACTCCATTAACGCTGTAGATGCTTTCCCGCCTCCCCTGCCCTCCGAATTTGAGCAGATGGAGGAGCGTATCACAGAGCTGAACCAGCATCCCCCGAGGCCCGGCCTGGATGGATTTTGGGAGATTTGGAACCCAGACAGTGGCCAGTATGAGGCGTCGGATATCCCTTTACCGGAGGGTGGAGGAGGTACATCCTACAACATCGGGCACGGGCTAAAGCTGGACAGAGACACAAGGACGTTATCTGTGGACACAGTAAACGGCTTTGACGAAGGTGATAATACGCTCCCCATTACCGCAGCAGCGGTCCAGGAGACGGTAGGCAATATCGAAATCCTGTTAGGGACAATTTGAAAGGTGGGAAAGCATGAGTGTAGCAACTGAAATCAGCAGAATCCAAACAGCGCGGAACGCTATCAGGTCAAAGGCCGTTGAACTGGGTATTGGCACAGGCACGGACGATCTGACCAAGCTGGCCGCAGAGATTGAGGCAATCGAGAACAGAGGCGCGGTATCTGCCACCGTCCAAGAGGGCGATACATATACCATCCCCAAAGGCTACCACAACGGAAGCGGAACGGTTTCTGGGGTGTCCGGCGGCGGAAACTATAACCTCCAGAGCAAGACTGTCACGCCAACCAAGTCCCAGCAGAATGTGACGCCCGACCCCGGCTATTATGGCCTGTCCGATGTGACAGTAGCCGCCATCCCCGGGAACTACCAGGACGTATCCGCCGTTACGGCTACCGCCGCTGACGTATTGACTGGCAAGGTGTTTGTGGACAAGGCAGGCAAGACCACCACAGGTACCATGCCAAACAACGGGGCGGCAACTGAAACACTGACCCCGGAAAAACTGTCTTACACCATCCCGAAGGGGTATCACAGCGGGACGGGAAAGGTGCAGATCACCCCGGAGACGAAGAGTGTTACGCCCAACAAGTCTGTCCAAACGGTAGAGCCTACGGACGGGAAGGTGCTCACGTCCGTTGAGGTAGCGGCCATCCCGGAGGCTTATGTGGACACCTCTGACGGCACAGCGGTTGCCGGGGATATCCTTAATGGCAAGACCGCTTACGCAAAAGGCGCGAAGGTCACTGGCTCAATGGCAAACAATGGGGCAGTATCCGGGGAGATTGACGGCTTGACCACAACCTCCTTTGCCGTCCCTGCTGGTTACACCACCGGAGGCTCGGTGAGCCTGACGGGCGACATTGAGGAGGCCCTGGCGGCCATTTGACGGGAGGTGTGACATGAGTATCCAGGGAGAAATTGACCGACTGTCCGCTGCTAAGGCAAGTATCGCAGCGTCACTACAGGCTATGGGCATAGAACCCCCGGAGGGCACCACACTGGAGCAGTACGCCGCCCAGTTAGCCGCTATCGCCACGGCTGCGCCCTGGCTCTCAATCCCCGGCGGCGGCACGATGCAGATGGGGGAGAGCCTGGGCGAAGGGCCGTACCCCATCGAAGTAACCGAAGACGGAGAGGGCGGCGACCTCTCCGCCGAACAGGTGGGCTACAGCAACACGGGTAGCGGCCTGGAGGCTACAAACGTGCAGGGGGCGATCGACGAGCTGGCGGGCAGAGGTAGCAGCGGTGTGATCACCTTCAACGGACGATCTGGTGCAGTTGTCCCCCAGGAGGGGGATTACACGGCTAATATGGTTGGGGCTTTACCCAACAGTACAAAGCTGGCAGACCTACCAACAGACGAAAGCCACAGAACAGTAAGCGATACAGAAAAAAGCGCTTGGAACAGCAAAGGAGATCCGGCCAAGAGCACCACAATTACTCTGCTGTCCAGCGGGTGGACGCAAGGTGGGAACGGAAGGTACAGCCAGACGGTTTCCTGCTCCATTGTGGCGGCAGACACAGCGGTAGTGAGTGTAGACGTAGCGCTGAGTGGTACAGATTTGGACGCGGACGCAGAGGCGCTGAACGCCTGGATGGGGCCATCAGCGCAGAACGCCGTGCAGGGAGCTGGGACACTGACCTTTTACGCGGCAGAGGCCCCGGCCGTCAACATCCCGGTCAATGTGGGGGTGGGATGATGGTGTTCTTGCATAGGGGCGGCCCAACTGGGGATATGGGGATCTCTGCTGGTGATTTGGAGATAGGACAGGTAGTACATCTAAATGAAAGCGGGGTCCCGATTGACTATCTGGTAGTACATCAGGGCATACCGTCCAATCTATATGATGCATCGTGTGAGGGGACATGGTTGCTACGGAAGGACATCCGTGAGATGGGACCGTTTAACTCTGGTGGAGGAAATGCGCTTCCTGGTTCCAGCATTTTGAGCACTATGTCTGGATATATGAAGGACTACGATTTGCCAGTTCAAGCAGCCATTAAAACTGTGAAAGTGCCGTATTGTGTTTGGAATGGTTCTGCTACAGTTAACAGCGGAGAAAACGGTCTGCAATGCCGAGTATTTCCAATAAGCGGATATGAAATTGGATTAAATAACAGCCTGTCCTCATACCTCCCAATAGATGGAGCAAAACTATCTTACTTTATTGATAGTGATGGCGCTGATGCTAGGAGCAAAAGAATTGCGAAATTCAACATGACGAATGGGCTTTACTGGACACGTTCTCCATCAAATGCGAATAATGTTGGTAATTGGTACATCTCCGTTGATGGAAGTTATGGTAATGGCTATTCCTATAATTCCTACGGTATCCGCCCCGCCTTAATCCTCCCTTACGACTTTAAATTCCTAAAATCAGAGGTGTCCTGATGGTATATGTATCGCGCTTTTTTGTTCCTGCTTCAAGCGGTATTTCTGCGGGCGACCTTGAGGTCGGAAAGATTGTGCGGCTCAACGAGAAAGGAACCCCGGTGGACTATCTGGTGGTTAACCAGGGGATACCGGAGGACAGCCCTCTTTATGATGCGTCCTGCGAAGGGACATGGCTATTGAGGAAAGACATTTCTGAAAATCGGATATGGGATTCCGGAGAAGTCAACAACCTGGAGCAATCCGATATCCAGAGCTGGCTAAACGGCACAATGCTTTTGAAGTACGATTCTAACATTAAGTCGGCCCTCAAGCAGGTTAAAATCCCGTATCGGCAGGAAGGCGGAATAGGAGGAACAGACAGCACCGGAGCAAATGGGCTGTCTTGCAAGATTTTTCTGCTGTCCGGCTATGAAGTCGGATGGAGCACCATTACGAGCCCATACTTCCCTGTAGATGGTGCAAAACTGACCTACTTCGAGTCCGGCACAAATTCATTAGCCAACAGCAAACGGGTTGCAAATCGAAATGGTAATGCTGAAAACTGGTGGCTCCGCTCTCCGTACACCAACGATGCCAACTACGTGTGGTATACCCGAACTAACGGTGACAGCAGCATCTGGAGAGCAAACACTGACGCAGGCATCCGCCCCGCTTTGATCCTTCCTTACGACTTCCAATTTACCAAAAAGGAGGTGTCGGCCTGATGGTGTTCTTCATGTTGAGAGGGCTACCCTCCAACAAAACATATGACCCTGTGTTTGCAAACAATGACTGGGCCGCTATCATCGAGGCATGCCACGCCAATGAGGTGCCGGACACCTGGGTATCTGATGGCTCCTGCTACAAGGACATGGACATCGGCGGCAGGACATACCGTATCGACATCATCGGAAAGAACCACGATGATCTGTCAGACGGGACGGGCAAAGCGCCGCTGACCTTCCAATTGCATGACTGCTATGGGCATGAATACTCCATGAATCCGGCTAACACGAATGTTGGAGGCTGGAAAGACTGCCAGATGAGGGCATGGGTCTTGCCTACGCTGAAAGCTCTGCTCCCGTCGGAGGTACAGGCTGGGATAAGAACAGTTAACAAATTGACCAGCGCAGGGGATAAAATCAGCACGATTGTAACCACACAGGATGACTTGTTTTTACCTTCGGAAATTGAGGTTTTTGGAGTTACTACTTACTCTTTTGGAGGAGAAGGAACACAGTACAACTACTACAAAACAGGGAACAGTAAAGTAAAAAATTATAATGGAGTAGCAAAGTGGTGGAACGAACGGTCTCCATACGCAAAAGAGACACCCTATTTCTGCTTTGTCCAAAACACTGGAACAGCCGATGCAACAGGTGTGGCGGCAAGCTGGGCTTCAGGTGTACCATTCTGCTTCTGTTTCTGAGGAGGTAACATGTACTTAAAAATCGGCGAAAAGCAATACAGTGTCTCCCGCCGGGTTGTGACAGAGGATACCATCAAATATCTTTCGGTCACGCCAGCCCCCGGAGAGGTGACAGGCAAAATCCAGATGTACCGGGATGATGGGTTTCTTTTGTCAGAGGATGATGCAGGGAACTATACCCGGCAGACCTACGCTGGTACGCTGCTGACCCTGACCAACAAGCCGGTTCCAGAGCCAGTCCCCCAACCGTCAGAGCCGAGCATGCAGTCACAGTACGCCGCCGCTATGAGGGCCTACGCGGCCACCAGCACGGCCATACCTGACACCTACGCTCTGGACATGCCCGACCTGCTCCCCACGTGGGAGACGGTTCTAGAGGCCGGAGAGGAGCTACCCGCAGGCCGTATCCTAAACGACGGCGGCCAGCTCTACAGGGTGGTGCAGGCGGTAACTCCTCAAGAGGAGATGCCTCCGCACGACGACGGCATGCTTGCCATTTACCGTCCTATTGACCGGGAGCACGCGGGCACAGAGGACGACCCCATCCCGTGGGTGTACGGCATGGACTGTCATGTGGGTAAGCACTACAGCTACAACGGCAAGGTCTACAAGGTGGCAGAGGGCGGGGACATGATTCCCTGCACGTGGGCCCCGGATACCCCGGATATGTGGCAATGGGTGGAGGTGTAGCACATGGCTATCGTTGTAAACGGCAAAAAAGTTGCCGGGGTGGGCCTGCCCGGTAAGGACGGCGCACCTGGAAAGTCCGCCTATCAGGCGGCAAAAGAGAAAGGATATACCGGAACCGAAGAGGAGTTTAACACCGCTCTGGCTGGTATGCAAAGTGCTCCATTCCTGCCGCTGGCTGGCGGCGTAGTAACTGGCAACCTTATATTAGGGGTAGATAGTTCTAGTGGGAGTGCCTTATATATTGGGAGTGAAAACGGAGCACAGGTTGTATTTGATTCCACGTGGGGACTTAGAGTTCTCGCAGATACGATCATTTTCGGTCAGAACTCCAATGATCAGAAGTCGCTTATTTTCCATAACGGCCAGATCAAAAACTTGTCATTGCCGGGAAGTCCAAACGACGCCGCCAACAAGCAGTACGTGGACGAGCACGCGGGGGCGAGGGTTATTTTGGGGAGCTATGTGGGAACGGGAAAATCAGGCAAAAGCAACCCTAATCAAATAACCTTAGCCGAACCCTTTAAACTACTCTGTATTTATGGTATTCAACATACGGATTCGTATACAAGTATCAGCGATTCTGATATTTGTAATATTATTCCAAGCAGTATTATCCCTACTGAGTATACAAGCGGCTTTGGTTTTGGCATGGGCTACAATTATAATCCAAGAGATACTTACGGTAAAAAATCGGCGGATGGAAAAACTTTTAGTTGGTATTATGACCTTAGCCCGACTAGTGCAGCAGATGTACAATTTAATGCATCTGGAGTTGTATATCACTACTATGCCATAGTTTAGAAATAAGAGGTGAATCAAATATGACCATCATCCAAATTGAACCGCTGGAAACCGGCCAGCACCCGATCCAGAGCCAGAGCGGGCGGAGCGCCTGCTGGCTGGATGGCTACATAGAGGTGCCCGCCCACCTGGAAGCCAACGTGTGGGCCACCCTGGGCTGGTGTGACCTCCAGATTGAGGACGGCAAGCTGGTGGGCATCACCCCCACCGAGCGGCCCCCGGATCCCGAGCCGGAGCCCCAGCCGCCCGACCTCACGCCGCAGTACGCCGCCGCTATGCGGGCCTATGCGGCCACCAGCGCGGCCATCCCGGACACCTACGCCCTGGACATGCCCGACCTGTTTCCCACGTGGGAGGCGGCGCTGGAGGCCGGAGAGGAATTACCTGCGGGCCGCATCCTCAACGGCGGCGGCCAGCTCTACCGGGTCGTACAGGCGGTAACTCCTCAAGAGGAGATGCCCCCGCACGACGACGGCATGCTCGCCATCTACCGGCCCATTGACCGTGAGCACGCGGGCACAGTGGACGACCCCATCCCGTGGGTGTACGGCATGGACTGTCATGCGGGTAAGCACTACAGCTACAACGGCAAGGTCTACAAGGTGGCAGAGGGCGGGGACATGATTCCCTGCACGTGGGCCCCGGATACCCCGGATATGTGGCAATGGGTGGAGGTGTAGCACATGGCTATCGTTGTAAACGGCAAAAAAGTTGCCGGTGTTGGAATGTCGGGCAAGGACGGCGCACCGGGCAAGGATGGATTGCCCGGCAAGAGCGCCTATCAGGCGGCGGTTGACGGGGGCTACATCGGCAGCGAACAGGAGTTTAACGCGGCGCTGGCCTCCATTGGAGACATCAACGCCGCGCTGGATGCAATCAACGGGGAGGTGGTTTGATGAGTACGACCGCGGACAAGCTGGCCTATCTCAGCGCTACAAAGGACACCCTAAAGGCCAACCTCACGGCCAAGGGCGTGGAGGTACCAGAAGGCACCACATTTCGCAGAATGGCGGAGATGGTGGGGGAGATTCCGGTTGCATCCACACACACAGTAGGTGTGACTGTAACCGAGGGGGTCTATAGCATCACCATTGATGGACAAACGCTTTACGAAGGGGGAACCTATGACCTTGAAGCGCAACCGGGTGAATACATTTATTTCGGGATTTCCTCCGATGTCGGATGGGGCGTTTATGGAGCTGAAACCGGGATTGGAATACCGACTGCGAACGGAAGGTCTCCGGCAGCACTGACCAGAGTTCCACCGACAGTGACAGACCTCTATTTTATAATGCCAGACGAAGATGTTTTACTAGAGGGGAGGGTGTAGGCGACCATGAGTAAGCTCATTACATACATCCCGCTCTCGTCCGTGGAGCGGATTGAGCTGAGAGTCACCAACTGCCGCAAGACGCTCTCTCAGGTCAAGGCTGAAACAAAGGCTCATTACGTGCTCAATGGCGGCATGTGGAACCCAGACGGCACCCCCTGCCCGCTGCTTAAGGTGGGCGGGGCGATGCTCTCCGGCACGCCCTGGCGGCCGATGGGCTACGCCTGGGACAAGGGGCCGGACATCCACATGACCTCCGAGTACGAGGGAGCGGCCAACTTTATCGCGGTGACTGCCCTTATTTCCTCCGGCGAGCCAGTGGATAAACCCTCCTATGGCTCGGCCCAGGGAGGCAAGAGGGGCCGCAGCGCCATCGGCCTGCGGGGTGGCAGTCTGGCCCTCTACTGCTCCTCGGATGGCGCCGATGCAGCCACGCCGGAAACTCTGCGGGACGAGCTGGCCGGGCTGGGCTGGGCCTCCGCCGTCATGCTGGATGGGGGCGGCTCCAGCCAGTGCGACTTTGGCGGCGAGCGCATCACCGCCAGCCGCAAGGTGCACAACTGGATTTGCGTCTGGCTCAAACAGGGCGGCCAGAAGCCGCCGGAACAGGAGGACAAGCCTATGAGCAAGCACACTGTATGCCTCGACCCCGGACACGGGCCGGGCAACGTTAACGGCTCCCCGGACGGCACCTACAAAGAGTGGGAGTTTACCTGGGACATGGCTCAGCGTATCAAACCGCTTCTGGAGGCCCAAGGGGTGGGCGTGGTGCTCACCAAGACGGCGGACAATTACCCCAGCCTGACAGAGCGGGCCAACATCAGTAATAAGTCAAAGCCGGACTGCTTTGTGAGCATCCACACCAACGCTTACGGGGAGGGGGGCTGGTCGAGCGCGTCCGGGCTGGAGATCTACACCAGCGCAGGGCCTATGACGGCGCAGCGCAATGTTCTGGCCTCCAAGCTGGTCAACACTTTCCACGCCGCCGGGGTTTCCCTGAGAAATGAACCTATCAAGCATGAGATGTATACCGTGCTCGCCAAGACGGACGCCCCCGCCGCGCTCATTGAGTACGGCTTCCATACCAACAAGATGGACACGGAGTATCTCAAGGATAGCAAGTACCGGGACAAGCTGGCCGAGGCCACCGCAAAAGGCATCTGTGAGTTCCTGGGCGTGGCGTGGCAAGCCGAACCGGGAGAGGACAATGCAGAGGATACCCCGGACAGTTGGGCCGCTGAAGCGTGGGGAAAGGCCAAAGACAAGGGCGTACTGGACGGCACCCGTCCCCGCGATAATATGACCCGGCAGGAGCTGGCTGTCGTGCTGGACAGGCTTAATCTGATTTGATGGAGGTACATATCATGGACATTTCTTCTTTGGGTATCACCGGAGTGGCGGTTATCACTGTGATCTGCTTTCTGGTCGGCCAGGTGGTCAAGGCCACTGGACTGGACAATAAGTGGATTCCCATCATCTGCGGCGTATTTGGCGCGGCGCTGGGTATTCTCGGCATGTTTATTATGCCCGAGTTCCCGGCCAGCGATTATCTTACTGCCGCTGCCGTTGGGATTGTGAGCGGACTCGCGGCCACTGGTATCAATCAGGTCTATAAGCAGTTGACTAAGGAGGGCTGATGCCCATGGGGTGGGTAGGCCCACTGATTTCCGGGGCGGCGTTGGTCTTGGTGGCAATTATCGAGGCGGTCGCCGCCCGTGAAAGAAAGCGCGTCAAGATTGACGACCAAAAGAGCGATGCCCTTATGAATGGGGTACAGGCTCTGCTAAGACGTGAAATCATTGCCGAGTACAACCACTACTCCGAACAACGTTATATCCCGATTTATGGGATGGAGAATGTGCTGGACATGTACAAGGCCTACAAGGAGTTGGGTGGGAATGGCATGGCGGCAAAACTGGTGGAGGCCTTGAAGCAACTGCCCACAGAACCGCCGGAGGGCGAAAGGACGTGACTGAATGAGCGCAAGAGTGAAGCTACCACAAGAGTTAGCCGAACTCTTGCGCTCTGAGCTTGAAACGGCCATCAAAGAGGCCGCGTTGTATCGAGACGATGAGTTGATAGCCCGCCGGTACATTATCGAGAAATGGCCGCAGATGGATATTGCGGCAGAGCTTGGATGGCGTAGGGCAACGGTAGGCGACCACATCAAGAACATCTTGCCCCGCGTGTCCGACGTTGCAACCAAGCTATACACAATCCGTACATAAGACGTACATAACCCCGACTGGAACCGAACCCAGCCGGGGTTATTTTATGCGACAATATAGACATGGAGGACGTGAGGATACAGGGTTGGTACACGTCGCCGCCCTCCTCACGGACTCCTTATTTTTATGGACAAGGACGTGTTTGAGATGACTTTGATTGAGAGGATGGTAGCCGCTGGCATGTCCCGCGATTGTGCCACCGAAACAGCGATGTGGTACATGGCACAGGGAGATGACGAGGGGCTGGAGGATTACGTGACCGCCATAGAGGCAGGGAAGGAGGCGCATCAATATGGCGTTTCCTAACTATACCTATCCAGCGTATGGGGCCTACAATCCTGTTACCCCATTTGCGGCTCCACAAGTATATCAGCCCCAGCAGACTACTCAGCAACCTTCACAGGCCATTCAGGCGCAGGGGAGTGTAAACACACAGCCCGCTTTTTTCTGCCGCCCTGTGGCCTCCAGAGAGGAAGCGCTGGGGGTTCCGGTAGATTTTATGGGTGCTCCCATGTTCTTCCCTGACCTTGCCCATAATGTGGTCTACATGAAACGATTCAACACCAACACCGGCGCGGCGGATGTGTTTGAGTTTCACGGCCAACAGCAGGCAAGAGAACAGCAGGTAGAGAATCCGCTCCCAGCTTTTGCACCGCTGGATGAGTTTATGGACATGAAGGACACCATCAACAATTTGAAAGATGAAATAGAGCGGCTGAAAAAGCCTGTCCCCAGCGGAAAGGCAGGGAAAAAGAATGATGCCGATGAATAACCCCATGATGGCTATGATGCAGATGATGCAGTCGGGAAGGAATCCCATGCAGCTCCTCCAACAGATGGCAGGGCAAAACCCGCAGGCGGCACAGGCTATGCGGCTCATCCAGGGTAAAAATCCCCAGCAACTCCGACAGACTGCGGAAAACATGGCAAAGCAACGGGGAACTTCGATTGAGGAGATCGCAAGGCAACTTGGTATCCCCATGAAATAAAATAGCGCACTCTTTATCAGTTTTCGGGTCTTGATAAAAACCGCTCTTTGGAAACATCCGGGGAGCGTACGGCCCCGATGTAATAACTGACAAAGGAGTATATACAATGGATAACGATTTTGCGACTGGCTATGCTCTTGGCTCCGACTCCAACGGCGGCAACTGTAACAATGGCGGCTTTTGGGGTGGCGATGGCTGGTGGGCTATCATCATCTTCGCCATGATTTTTGGCTGGGGCCGCGGCGGCTTCGGTGGCTTCGGCGGCGGTGGTGCCAGCACCGATCCCGGCCTCCAGGGATTGGCTACTCGCGCCGATGTCAATGAGGCCATTGCCTTCAATGGTGTGGAGCGCGGCATCTCTGCTATCCAGCAGGGCATCTGTGACAGCACCTATGCCCTGAACAACAGCATCACCAGCGGCTTCAACAACACCAATGTGGCGCTGCTTCAGGGCTTCAACGGTGTCCAGTCTCAGATGTGCAACATGGCCGCTCAGGCTCAGGATTGCTGCTGCCAGACCCAGCGCGCCATCGACGGCGTGAACTACAACATGGCGACCAACACCTGCGCCATCCAGAATACCATCCAGGGCAGCACCCGCGATATTCTGGAGAACAACAATTCCAACACCCGCGCCATTCTGGATTTCCTGACTCAGAGCAAGATTGATTCTCTCCAGGCGGAGAACCAGTCCCTGAAGCTGGCCGCCTCTCAGGCCAACCAGAACAGTTATCTGACCGCCACTCTGGACGCTCAGACCTCTGAACTGATTCGGCGCATCAATCCCATGCCCGTGCCCGCTTACCAGGTGCCCGCCCCCTATCCCTATTGCGGGACCTACAACAACGGCTGCGGTTGTGGCTGCTAAACTTACGAGGAATCCTCGTAAGTTGGTCTTCCGGCTTTGCCGTGACTATTTCGGGGCGGCGGGCTAAGTGTCTGCCGCCCCTGATTTTTGGAGGTATTTTATGTCTTGTAAGCCTGTTTGCCGCCTGTGCGACAACCTGGTGCTAAGCCAGGCGGTCACCTTTACTGGCGGGAATCTTGAAATCAATCTGCCTGCCGGTGCCTACAACAACGGCGGAAAGTATTGTATTGTGGTAGCTCAGTCCATCCCGGCCACAACTACCATCAATGCACCTGTGTACATTACTATTGGCACTGGGACAGAGCTATATCCCCTTACCAAGCGTAACTGCGCTCAGGTGACTGCCTGCGGCATCCGCACTCGCACCCGCTACTCCGTCTGTGTGGTGACTACCCCCACCGGCGGCTCGTTCCGCATGTTGGGGCAGCCCTGCTGCTCTCCCAGCAACAATCTTGCCAGTATTGACGGCGGTGCTGCACCCGCCCCTACGGCGTAAGGAGGGGTCAAAATGAAACGATCTACTCGGATGATGCTCATGTCCGGCGGACGCAAGGATGACCGCCGTTATGACCGGGAGCCCGAGGACAAATTGCGCGACCGCCGTGGCCGGGAACACTACGACAATGGCCGTTATGCACCGCGCTCTGAGATGATGGAGCCGGAGGATCGGGGCTATCGTCGCTACTCTGATGGGCGCTTTGCCCCACGCAACGATGGTGGCATGTGGGTAGATAGCCGCTACTGGGATGACCGGATGTACGGCCCTCAGTCTCACTACGGCTACCCCTACGTCCCCCCGGTCTATCGGGAGGATGGGAGCGCATACACAGAGCGACGGGAGATGAATCGGCCCATGAACAAAATCGGATTCGCTATCTCTGGAGAAGGAGAAATGAGAACTCCGAGAGAGTTTGACCATGACTACCGCATGGACGAGATGGCGTACAGAAAAGGTGGAGAACGCATGACAGGTTATGGGGCTGCTTCCGGCTATATCCCTTTCACGAAGGAGATGGCCGATGAATGGTCTAAGCATATGGACAACGAGGATGGCACCCGTGGCGCTCACTGGACGCTGGAGCAGGCCAAACAGGTCATGGCCCAGCGTGGGATTGAGTGCGACCCTGTCCAGTTCTGGGCGGCCCTTAACATGGTCTATAGCGACTACGTTAAGGTAGCCAAGAAGCACGGCGTTGGCGATAAGATTGATTTCTATGCCGATATGGCAAAATCGTTCTTGTGTGACAAAGACGCACCGGAGGACAAGCTGGCCCGCTACTATGAGTACATCGTGAGGGGCTAAACAAGGGGCGGGGGCAATAGCCTCCGCCTTTTCTTTCCTAAAAGTTTTCCCTTTAATTTTCCCTTACCAGCACATTTTAAGTTAAAAAAATTCATTGCAAAATGAAAGAATAAATGATATATTTCGATTAATACGATAACTTTTAATGCTATTTGATATTAAATGAAGTTTACAAATAGCAACCAAAAGTTGCGTAACGAAGGAACCCGTTAGGCCTTGAAATGCAAGGATTCTAACGGGTTCCTAGTTATCCAAATAAAAGTTTTCCCTTATGTTTTCCCTTTACAGGTTTAGAACATTTTTTATAAATCCCTCCATGCGGGCAGCGCTGTCCTGCCTCATGCGCTCCGTGAAGTGCCCGTATCTGTCCAGAGTAAAGGCCGCGCTGGCGTGGCCGAGGTTGCTCTGGATGGTCTTGATATCATCGCCAGCACGAATAGCATTAACGGCATAGGTGTGACGCAGGTCATGGAAACGGACTCCATCAAAACCGGCTTTTTTAATAAGCCGCTTAAAACTCCTGTCTACAAATTGGTGAGTAAGCGGATGCCCGAGCTGGTTTGTAAAAACCAAGTTATGTTCGTTTTCCCATGCAGGCCCGGCCTTGATTTTCATTTCTGCTTGCCTCCGCTTCTGTTCCCTTAGAACTTTTATTGCGGAAGTTGCGATGGTGATAGTTCTGCTCTTCCCATTCTTAGGAGATGCAAAGACCTCTTCATTTACTCGGAGATCGCTCCTTACAAGTTGCCTATTGACTATCAGCGCGCCTGATTTTAGGTCAACGCAATCCCAGGTAAGGCCCAGCAACTCAGACTGCCTAAGGCCGGAAAATAAAGCCAAGATGATAAGGGCCTCGATCTGATCCCCTGCTACGGCTTCAAGTAATTTTGATACATTAGCATCATCGATAGGATGTATCTCTGTCTGCTCCTGGCGGGGTAATTCGCAATTTTCGGCGGGGTTCTTTGGTATGTATCCTAACTGTACAGCCTTTTCAAGTGCTTGATGGAGCACTTTATAGGCCAGACGGATTGAGGCAGGAGAGAGTGCCAATTTATTAACAAACCTCTGGACAATATGTGGGCGGATTTCATGGAGGCGAACAGCTCCCATAGCGGGCTTGATATGCCGCTCTATATTATTCCTGTATATGCGTATAGTATTTGGTTTTACCCCAAGCAGATAATCTTGAAGCCAGCTATCCAACCATACATTCAGAGTTAACTTTACTGGGTCAGTATAAGTTCCTTGGTCTACGGTCAATGTGGCCTCTTTGAGTTTTTTAGCGACTTCTTTTTGCGTTTTCCCGGTAATACTCCGCTGAATCTGTTTCCCTGTACCTGGGTCATACCCAGTTGTAAATCGGGCCTCCCAGTAAGTATATTCTTTCCCATTTCTGAGTACCGTTTTTTTGCGGATTGTCCCGCTACCCGCAGCAGACTTTCTAGCCATTGATTTTTCCCTCCATTCTGGTATAATGGAAGGGCAGAGCGCCCGCAAAGCAATCTGCCCCTCTATGGCCGCTCCTGGTGTTCCAGCACCGGGGGCGGTATTTTTATTGCGCTTTTTTCAGTTCGGCGATTTCCTGATTCATGGTGCGGATCGCCAGCTTAAGAACGGATACTTCGTTTCGCAGTTCCTCGATTTCACTCTTTGGCGTGATGGCGTCCATAATGGCCTGCTGTCCCTCGGCCAAAAGGTTAAATCGGGTTGTGACCTCCGTGTCCAATAAAACCTTTACATCGTGCATGATGTCCTGTTTCTGCTGTTCCAACAAGCCCTTCGTTTCAGACATGATGTCCTGTTTTTGCTTCTCCATCAACTGTGCGATTGCCTGCAAATCTTTTTCGTCAAGCATATGTAAATCCTCCTATTACAATTCTGTCGCTAGATTCCTGTTCTGTTTGGCAATCATGGGTTGGTGTACCATATCATAAGCATAGTCCAATAATCCGTTCTTTTCCAATGAAGCAATCTTTTAGCATATAGAAAATAAGCTGCCACAATTTGGTGATAACATATATTGCTTAAATAGAACTAACGTTCTATAATGATAAACAAGGGGAGCAAAATTCCCGACCAAAATATTGGTAAGGTACAAATTGGGAGGAGGGCGCGAAATGACGCCAAATGGAGAAAAAGTTGAAATGCTTAAAAAAGAAATTGAACTTGTCATGGAGCGGAACAGAAATGAAACCTATTTGAAATCGCTCCTTACGCGCGCCCTCGTCCTCGAAAAACTACATAATAAGTGATAAAAAGGCTCCGGGAAACCGGGGCCTTATTTTTTTGTAAAGCCGTCTATCAGTTTTCTGATGGCGGCTTTTTCGTCGTCTTCCATAAACCAATATGCCTTAATAATCCGCTTAATCAGATCATCATCAGACATGTGGATCTGCTCCATGACTTCGAGGAACTCCTCGTCCTCGTCCCTCTGGATATGTGGCTCTCCTTCCCCGGTACGCAGCCAGAGCTCGGAGATGTTAAATTCACGGCAGATGTCGGCAATGGTGCGATCGCTAGGAATGCAGTTTGGATCTTTTCCTAATTTGGAAATGTATGCTGGAGTAACGTTAATTTTACGGGCAAAATCACTTTTGTTTCCGCCCTTTTCTTCAACCACTTCCATAATTCGCTCAGCTATGGTTTTCACTATTTACACCTCCTACTCTGTACAACGAAGTATATCATGGAGATAATCAAAATGCAAGAGAAAAATTCAACTGGGTTGAAATAAATGCTTGACATTTAAACTTGGTTGATATATTATTGTACCAGGTTGAAAGCTTGTCAGGAGGTGAAACTATGCATGTGAATTTGGAAAACCTGGCCGATGCCCAGAGTATTGCCGACAACCTGGCCCTTCTCCCCAAAGAAGCGCTCCTCTATATCGCTGGATATGCTGAGGGGCGGCGGGACAGGCCCGCACGGAAACGCAAGAAGAAAGATAGCACCAATGGAGAAAAAGAAGCCCGCCCCTGACGGGGCGGGGAAGGAGGTAAGTGGGGTGAAGATCATCATTGAGGCTGATTCTAAAGAAATTGCTGACCTCGTACTTACACTACAAAGCCAGCAGAATCAAGATGAAATTGCTAAGAACTATACGATAGATATCTTTGGAAACAAATACCTCGATTACGAAAGTGGGGGCCGGGGATGTTCCAATGGATAGCTTTAGCTTTTGCGGCGCTTGAAGCAGGGTACATATTTATTTGTTGGTTCTTTGATGAGGAAATAAATGCGACAACGGTTTTTGTGCTTTCCGCAATAACGATTTTTTGGATAGCAATGCATTTCCTTGTTTCATAAATTTAATGGAGCACAACAAAAAGCGCCCCGGCCAGTGCACCACCACCGACCAGGGCATGACACCACGTAACGCAGCTACGAGGTATCGGAGACAGTATATCACATCCTCCGGCCTCTGGCAAGATTGGAGGATTTTTTATGCTCAACAAAAAAAGCGAGGCGCAGGAAATTGAGAACTGCGCCAATAACTTGAACCACACCATGGACAGGCTTTGTCTGGCATGGAAAGGACGGAAATGGGAGGAGGCCCATATGGACTACACGTTTGAAGATTACCGCAAGGCGCTGGAGGGGGCCGGGCCTAAGCTGAAAGAGCTTGTGCTTGACCGGGCGGCGCACGACCCTACGATTGATTTCCCGGAACTGAAAGCCCTTGTCGATTTTGCGTATCCAGAGGGGGCGTAAAGACATGGAGGACAAGATACTCCTGACCATCAAAGAGGCGTCGCAGCTGACCGGAATCGGCATAAGCAAATTCTACGAATTGTCCAGGCGAGCAGATTTCCCAGCCATACAGATAGGAACCAGAAAGAAGTTGGTGCTCCGCCATAAACTCGAAGAATGGTTGGAAAAGACGTTTTCTGGTGGAATCGATATCAACTGACAGGAGGAAAAGACATGAGCAAGACCCGAAATGAGCGCCGCCGGGCCCGGCGGGAGGCTGTGAGTGCAGCAGTGTTTGCCGCCTGCATCATGATAGCCTGCGGGCTGCCGAACTGGGTGGAGTGGCTGCTATGAACCGCTATCTGATTACGAGCGTTGTGGCTCTGTTTCTCTTGCTGGCGCTGGTTGCACTAGTTGAAATCATCTGGAACCAGGAGCCAGAGCAACCGGCCGTTGAGACCCTGGCGGCAACCACCACCCCGTCCCCCACGCCAACCGGCCCGCTCACCATCCAGATCACCGGCCTGGAGGGCGCGGAGAGCATCGACGACGTGTGGGCGGCCATCACTATCCCGGAGCAATAAAAAGCGCCGCTCCCCGGTGTGCGAGACCGAAGAGCGGCAAGGAAAACGATATATACCCTTATTATCAGGGAAAGGAGCTGATTTGTCAATGGGGATTACACAGGAAACGCGCCGCGAGGCGTATCAGGATATCCAGATGGCGGCCAGCAACCGCCGCAGGCTGATCTACACCACCCTGCGGGAGCGGGGGCCGATGACGGCGGAGGAGCTGGCGGACACCCTCGGATTTGTTGACAAGAACGCTGTCCGGCCCCGCCTCACGGAGCTGAAGGCCCTGCGGCTGGTCAGCGTCATTGATAGGCGCAAGGCCAGGAGCGGGAAGAAAACCGCGGTCTGGGCCGCGCTGGAGGAGGGGAAGAAGGCATGATTTGCACAAACCCGTTATGTGACACGCAGGAGAAGGCTCCAACAGGCTATTGCGCCCGGTGTGGGGCTGACCTGTACTCCTATGACACCGGCGCTATCTGTACTGAGTGCCAGGAGGAAATCAAGGCCCCGGAAACGGTTGTGGAGTATGCGGAGGCATGGCCCAGGAAGTGGTTCAAGTTCATGTGGGATATCATCAATGAGGACTACATGAAGCCGGTGCTCCAGCAGTTTAAGGAATACTGCGAGGGCGGCGACGCGGATGGCCCCGACTTTGAAAGCTGGGCGGAAAGCTGATGGCGACCTTACTATTTTTTGACCAGGGGCACAAGTACACCCTGGACGGGGTGGAGCTGCCCAGCGTCACCACGATTACTCGATTTCTTTCCTACGATTACAAGTCCGCTTCCCCCTGGCTGGCGCAGACGGCCGCCCGCCGCGGCTCCGATGTTCACGCCGCCTGCGCCATGCTGGATTATGGAGAGGAGCCGGAGACGGATCCGGAGATTTCCGGGTATCTCAAGGCATATCTCCGATTCCTCATGGATTATCAGCCGGACTGGGAGGGAATTGAGACGCCCCTGTATGACCCAGGCATGCTCTTCGCAGGGACGCCAGATCGCTGGGGGCACATCAACGGTCGCCGCGTCCTGGTGGATATCAAGACCGGCGTCGTTCACCGCCACGCTGTATCCGCGCAGTTGGCCGGATATGAGCTTCTTATCGGCGGATTTGCCCCAGAAGAGACCTACGCCTTGAGACTGGACAAGTCCGGGGTGTACGAACTCATCCCTATCCGGGCGGACGCAGACCTGTTCCTGTGGTGCTTCAACATCCACCGCGCATTGAAGAGGAGGATATGATGAACGAACTCACGTTATATTCCTACGATGCCGCCCCTATGGCGGTCGAGCGAAAGCCCCGCACCGGGGATTATACCATCTCCGTCTTTGGCGGCCCCCCGTCCACACTCCGCCGAGGCGTGGATTTTGGCATGATCCGCCGGAAGGATGGCAGCGCACAGACCAAGCACCCAACTCTATTCAAGTCTGGCGCTGAAAAGGTGGCTGTGGCCTATGGCCTCTGCCAGAGGTACCACTTGGAGAGCAAGGTTGAGGATCACAGCGAAGGCTTCTTCTTTTACTGCGTCCGATGCGATCTGGTGAAGATCGTAGACGGCCAGGAGTACACGATTACATCCAGCTACGGCTCCGCCAATACAAGAGAGGGACGGAACGGCCGCCAGTCCCCTTACGACGGAGCCAACAGCGCCATTAAGATGGCTCAGAAGCGCGCTCTGGTGTCCGCAGCCCTGTCTCTTGGCTGCATGTCGGACAGCTTCACGCAGGACATTGAGAGTGACACAGAGGAGGCCGGCGTCTACTTCAACAACCAGAACCCGGATGCACCCATTACGGCGGCCCAAGTGAAGTTCTTTTACACCGCCGCCGGCCGACATGGCCTGACCAAAGCTGATGCCAAGTCTCTTCTGAGGCGGCATGGCTGCGCCAGCGCCAAGGACATCCGAGCCAAGGATTTTGACGCAATCCTTGCCGACTTGGATGGAGGCGGGAACGGTGAGGTGGAGGGAAACAATGCTCAATAGAATCATTCTCATGGGCCGCCTGACCCGCGATCCCGAGCTGCGCCAGACGCAGAGCGGGGCGTCTGTGGCAAACTTCTCCCTGGCGGTGGATCGGGACTTCAAGGACAAGCAGACCGGGGAGAAAACCACGGACTTCATCGACATCGTGGCTTGGCGCAGCTCCGCCGAATTTGTCTCCCGCTACTTCGCCAAGGGCCGCATGGCCGTGGTGGAGGGCCGGTTGCAGCTCCGGGACTGGACGGACAGAGACGGCAACAAGCGCCGCACCGCCGAAGTACTGGCCGAGCATGTCTACTTCGGCGACTCCAAGCGGGACGCGGAAGGCGGTGCGGAATCCGGCGGAGCCTATACACCGCCCCCGGCGGAACCGGGGTCTGGTGGGGCGGAGTTCGAAGAGCTGACGGATGATGACGGAGAGCTGCCATTTTAATCTACAACGCTTCCAGGCGTATCGGCCATAAGAGCCAGGGCGAACAGGGATAGACGGCGGGGTGTGCCCCGTGCAGTATTCCGACGACCGCCCCCCTTCTGCCCCCCTTCCTCTTTCCCCCACACCCCCTATCTCTATCCCCCTATTATCCCCCCGTTCCTCCTCCTTCTCATGAGAGAATGGCGGTAATTTGGAGGAGAAGAAGGCTTCTATCGGTAGACTTCCGGTAGAAGTACAGGAAGGACGTGATATTTTGACCCGTGAGGACACGGACAAGCTGTTCGAGCTATTTGCTTTCTACCGGCCTAAAGACCCTCGCCTCAGGGACAATGCTTTGCGGGCTGTTTGGGCGCTGACGCTGGCCCCTTACTCTGTGGACGATGTGCGGGAGGCGGTGGTGAGCTATTTTCGGACACAAAAATACTGGCCTGACCCGACCGATATCTCCTCACGATGCCCGCAGCCGGAGACGCCGAAAACACAAAGTTTGCCGACTCCAACCGCCCGTTACAGAGACCCTGCGGTGGAGGCCCTGCGGGAGCGGTGGCAGGAGCTGCGCCGTCAGCGCCGGGCCGCCGGGGTGCCGGACACTTGGGAAGAGGCCCAAAAGGCAGGGCTGACCTGGGCGGCCTGGATGAATATGCTTGACGAAAGGGGTTTTGCCCTGTGAATAAATACGGCAACAAGAAGGCCGTGCGAAACGGCATTATCTTCGACAGCCAGAAGGAGGCCGCACGGTATGACCAGCTCATGCTCCGGCTTTGTGCCGGAGAGATTCGGGATCTGAAGCTCCAGCCGGAGTTCACACTCCAGGAGGCGTTCACGACACCGCTGGGCGAGCGTGTTCGGGCCATCAAGTACCGGGCCGACTTTGCATATGAGCGGCCTACAGAGCCGGATTGCACGGGCGCCGTCCACTGGCTGCCTGTGGTGGAAGATGTGAAGGGCTTCCGAACCAAGGAATATGAGCTAAAGAAAAAGCTCATGGCCGGGCGCGGAATCCATGTGGTGGAGGTGTAGGGCATGGACAAGCACTGTGCTAACTGCATCTACAGGTGCTATATCACCGCCGGGCTGTACTGCTGCGACTACATAGGCTGTACCGGGCATGCACGCTCTTTGATCTGCCCGCCGGGCGCACGCTGCACAGAGAAAAAGACAGTTCAACGCACCCCGCCGAATCCAAACGGGAGGCCAAAGGCTGTATTTGACGAGGCAACATGTATGCAACTGTACCAGAAGGGCATGAGCGATATCAAGATTGGGAAGCACTTTGGCTTATCAAAAAATCCAATCGCCGCATGGAGGGCTCGGAATAACCTGCCATCAAACAGTAGGTCTCCGCAAGCCAGGATGGCATTTCTCAATGGCCGATGATAAAGGAGGACCCGAACAATGGACGATAAGACGCGCGCCCTGCTGGGTGATCACGAGGCGGCTAAGCGGCTGACGGATGCGGGGGTGGTGCTGATGCAGGGAGATTGCCTGGAACTACTGCAAGACATCCCGGACGGTAGCGTGGATATGGTGCTGACTGACCCTCCGTATTCCAGCGGCGGAATGTATCGCTCTGATAGAGCGAACGGATCAAGTAAAAAATATCAAAGCACAGACACAAAAGATATCAAGCCTGATTTTGCGGGGGATAATCGAGACCAACGCAGTTTTACGCTTTGGGAAACATTTTGGGTTCCTGCTGCGAAAAAAAAGATGCGCCCAGGCGGCATCGCAGTCATCTTTACCGATTGGAGGCAGTTGGCAGCGACTATTGACGCCGTGCAGTGCGGCGGGCTTGTGTACCGGGGGGTTATTCCATGGATTAAAACCGCAGCGAGACCACAAAAAGGGCGGTTTACGCAAAACGCCGAATATTGTGTTTGGGCATCAAATGGACATATTCCAAATGAGGGTGGAAACTACAAAGGATATTTTGTTTGTAATCCGAAAGCAACATCTAGACGGATACACGCGACTGAAAAACCTATCGAGTTGTTGGAGCATTTAATGGCTATTGCTCCTGATGGCGGAACTGTTATGGATATGTTTATGGGAAGTGGATCCACCGGCGTTGCCTGTGTCAACACGGGGCGGAAGTTTATTGGCATAGAATTAGACCCCGGATATTTTGAGGCGGCGAAACAGCGAATTGAGGAGGCACAGGCGCAAGCCCGCCTGGCCTGGAACACCCGCGCGCCGATTCTGAGCGCGGAGGAGATGGAGATGCTGGAGGGGATGCAATGAGCATGACGCGGCGAGAGGCTGCAATCAAGAGCTGTGAGGACAGAATCAGGCACCTAGAAAGTGTGCCGCCTCACTACTATGGGAAACGGCAACGGGGAAGAGCTATTGAGCTGGAAAAGGTAAAAATAAAGGCCCTCCGCCCCGTCAGCCGGGAGCAGGTGGAGCGGGTGTGGCCTGGGTGTAACCGTTGCAAAGATCCTGATACAGCAATCGCATGGGAGCGGTGGGGACACCAATACTGTTCTCAATGTGGCCGCCCCCTCTCCCCGGAGGCATGGGAGGAATTGAGAAAGAGACTGGAGGCGCTGAACGATGGGAAGGGCGATTAAACCTTGCCCGTATTGTGGAGGAGAGGCCAAAGTCAGACGGGTTGGACGGTGGAGACTGCGATTCTCCGTTTTTT